GGCCTTTACCAGGTAGCGCAGAGCTGCATAGAGCGCAGACAGGATAGCCATAACCCCCAAGATCATAGCCATCCACGCCTGCGCCTCCATTTACTTAGAGCCTATGCCGTATTGCTTCTCACTTGGCTGTAGTGCCTTAATCAGCGGCCCAATAAGGCCTGCTATAAAAGCATTAGCTAGCACTTTAGGGTCTGAAATCCCGCTAAGGTATAGCGCACCCACGCACGATATAGCTGCGCGTAGGTAGGACAGGCCAGCGGCCTTTAGTTGCTCTTTCATTTACTCGCTCTTTTCTAGCCCTAGTTTAGTTATTAGCGCTGCCACTTTAGCCGCGTTAATGCTTATCTCGTAGTGCATCTCATCCTTGCGGCCTTTGTAATCCCCGCCCCAGGTCAGGCCATACTTTTTAGTAAGAGCCCTAAGCATAGGTACCTTGCCTGGCTCAAAAGTGCCTACCGTACCTAGCGGGTGCTTAGTTGCATTTAGATCAATGGCCGTGCCGCTTGCGTGGTTAGATAATTTACCTGGCACGCCTCTTACATCTCTGTAGGCGTAGCCCCAGTCATCGAGGCTGCCTACATCTAATGGCTCTATTAAATTATGAAACTCTGCAGCAAAGCCTACTAAAAGCGGTGCTACCTTTTCGGCGCATCGCAGTTTAATAAGTGTGCCAGGCACGGCATAGGACTTTATGCCTATCTCAGCTTGATCCTTAGATGCAGGCCAGCCGTTATAGCTTGTTAGCATTTAGGCATTGGTATAGGTAACGCTAACCTCGCCGCCATTAGCCATAAGGTTATAGGGCTGCAACTCAACCCAGCCCTCATTACAGCCGCTAAAGCCTACGCCGTTAGCTTGACCGTTCATACAGATTAAATTACTTGTACTCCAGCCATCATCGGCCCCTGAGCCTCCTGCAGACCAGGCAACGCTGCCCTGCAATATGCAGATGCCATCGGCATACCAGCGCATAGCACAAGTTATATTTGTGTCATCGGGTGTAAAACTTAGGTTAGTGCTAGCCCCTGATACTGCGCCAGCTTGTGCGCCGTTAGATGCCTGCACTCTTAGATCGTACTTAGTTTGATTACTTACGCTGAACTGTACTGGCCCCATTTTATCTCCTAGCTTAGTAGTGTTTGTAAATCATTAGCATTTATGCCAAGTTTGGCTAGTAATGCCGCTTTTGCCGCTGAGTTATCGGGCGCAACTGTTGTGCCGTTATGGGCTGCAACTATTGGCGCGGCCTTGGCTTTGTCGGCCTCTGCTATATCTAGCCAAAAGAGGCCATCGCCATCAATGAGCGGCCAGCCTGTGATGCTAACACCGCCAGCCTTTAACTCTGCTAACAATTCTTCGCCGTTTAGGTTTGTTGGTTTAGTAAATAAAATCATCTTATGCCCCTAAGTAATAGAAGTTGACTGCAGTTACGCCCGTATCGGCATCGTTTCCATAAATTGTTCTATTGCTGCCGCTAGTTTGGAAAGCACCGATCTCGATGTAATCGGCGGCTGCAAGTGCTAAAACGCCGTTCCATAAACCTAGTCCATAATCGCCTGCGCCTGCTGGGTTAGAACTGAGCGCTACCGCCGTGCCATTTTTTCTAATAACAGTTTGACGATAACCTGCCGTGCTGCTATTCCATAATTGAGTAGTGCTAATGCCCCAGTAACCACCTTTGCCGCTTGGAACTGTTAGCCTTGATGTGTTAGTTACTAAACTATGTATAGAGTCGGTGTCATAATCTTCTGCCGTCCAACTAATAATCTGTACCGTGCTAGTTGCTACGCCAGTAATTGAAGTAGTAATCAGACATCTAGCACCTACGAAAGTTGAACCACTAGCAGGTGTTGCCCAAGTTGGGACACCACCAGCCACCGTGACCACTTGGCCAGTAGAGCCAATGCCGAGGCGCGCAGGTGTTGATCCGCTAGATGAGTAAACCATATCGCCCGTAGTAGTCATTGGGTTAGTCATACCCGTAGTATCTAAATTAGTCCACGCGCTGCCTGTGTAATAGGTAGTGACATTAGTATCTTTAAGATAGGCAAACTGGCCTTCTTGTGGTGATGTTATTGCGGCATCACGGGCTGCAGCTGAGGCAAAGACTAATACCCCTTGCATTAAATAGCCGTTAGTATCGGCTGCCGTAAGCACCTCGCCCGTTGTAAAAGTCTTAAATCCTAACCCAGCTGCCATTATCTCATCTCCTTAATAACTCAATACGCCTGTATCGAGCTCTGAATAGTCCAAAATAAACGCTTCAATTATAGGCTCCAATGTAGTAAAGGTTACCTTCCATAGGTTAGGGCTTATGCTCATAGACACCCCAAAAATCTGTAAAGTTTTAGTTAAGGTTGAGGCTCCAGGCTGGTTAGTGGTTATAGTAACAGGATCAAAAAAGTCAAGGCTAAGGGCTGCAATAATGCCCGTGTTGTAGTTATCTGTGTATAGGTCAAGGGTTATAGCATCGCATCGTACGGTAGTCTCTGCCCGTGAGGCTACATAGGCCTGAGCATATTCAAGCGCGACCTGGTCGGTCTGCATAAGTAGATTTTGCTGGTTATAGCTGTGTAAAAAGTATTTATCTATGCTGGGCTGATCTATAGCTGTCTGTACGCTGCCACCGCTGCGGGTCACGTTTGCCTGATTATAGACTAGGACATCGTTAAGTATCCATACCGCGTTATTATAGGCAATATCTGTGCCGTTATCGTTGAATAATGTAGGGGTGCCTGCTACTGAGCTAGACGTAATAGATCGGTCAAGAAAGATAAAACTGCCTGCGGCATCTACATATAAAGAACCGTACTCGCTGGTTTCTATAACCTGCATCGCGTTGAGGGCAGTTCTTTGACTACCAGGATCAGCCTGAACCGTTGTGAGCCCCTGTGAAATTGACCTCATAGAGGCAGGCCAGTCAATAGCATCGAGTAAATTGTTTATACGCGCCCCTGATAGCTGGCCTGCGCTAGTGCCTGCCACCGTAGCTATCTGAGCATTTTGAGCGAGCCTAAAAGCGTCCACGGCGGTTAAAACCGTGTAAACTACATCGCTTGCATTTTGCGGGGTAGTTGTAGAGTAGCTGGTAATAAATCCACTGAAGATTGGATAGGTAACTGAGGCATAAGTGGCAGTTATCTGTATTTTACGCATAGGGCTAAGTAGGCCCGCATACGGAGAATTTGGGTTTTGGCTATTGAAGTCACCCGACTGATCCACAATACGCAGCGATAGAGTGCCAGTCTGAAACTGATCGGCCTCTGCCTGTCTGCCTCGATTAGTGGTTATGTAATCTATTTGATCTGATACATCCACAATAACTGCTACAGCATCGGCCAAAATATTAGTATCTAATAGCCCCTGGTCTAATATCATCGCTTGAGCAAAGCTAGGCCCTGTACTAAAGTTAATAAAAGCATTAACTACTGGGATAGTCACTATAGGCCGCCTGCATAGTCTAGGTTATTGCCAAAACGGTTAGCATTTTGTACAGCCTTTTGCACCATACGGGCAAACTCATCGGGGCTAGCTATAACCCCAGCGCTTATATTTACTGTTGTCGCAGTAGGTGTGAACCCTGATTCTCCACCGAAAGGTGCGCCGCTGCCTATAATATCATCATAAAAATCAGTAAAAGGTGTAAAACCTGATTCTCCACCGAAAGGTGCGCCGCTGCCTGAAATTGGCGGGATAAAAGGTTCAGGTGTGAACCCTGATTCTCCACCGAAAGGGCCTTTACCTGGCGGTGTTATTACTTTTGGCACAAGCGGTGTTATTACCTCAGGCACAAAAGGCACAATTATTTTTAAGCCTGCTAGGCGATTCATCTCAATAATCTTTGCTATAGCTGCATCGAGGTTAGCCAGGTCTATTAAACTCTTAGGCAAAATACTCTCAATAATGGTTTTTATATTGGCTAGCTTTAAGGATTGATTACTCAAAGTACCAAGTATGGCTATATCTGTGTTAAGTTTTTTAGCCGCTGCCGTTGCACCCTCGACATCTTTAGCCGCTATGGCATCCTCTAGGACTAACATATCTTGCTTAATAGTTAGGCGTACTAGATCGTTAGCAATACTAAGTAGCTGAGTCTG